CGTGTTTCTCAATTGGAAGAAATCTACTTGCAGAAAAGGGATGCACTCCCTGAATATGCCAAGAACATTCGTGACGGCAAATTTCCGAAAGGAATTTTGTTCGTCGCAACGCTTGCAGTAGGTGTCAAATTGATTAAGCTGTGGAATGATAAGCGGATTAAGGCCGTACCACAGTCAATGACTCCAGAGGATATTGAGAAACAGCCATCATGGTTTGGTTTCATGATGGATAAGATTGGCTGGAAAGCTCAACCCCAAGTTCAAAATGCGCTGCCTGAACATATTATGGCAACGTGTAAAAAGAATTTGTGGTGGGCTGAATTTACCAAGCCGGATGGAAACAAGGCAGCTTGTAACGTGATTTGCCCAGAAAAAGGCATTATATGGTTTCCTCGCCATATTTTTCACCCGAAAGCAGACATGAACCTCCAACCTTTTGATTGGTTGGATGTTGTATGCTATAGGGATGAAAATCGCGTAACAAGCAAAGTTGCTTTCATCGCACAAATAGGACAGAATGCTGTATTTGAACCAGATTTTGATATGGTTGTAGCATTTATTCCTACTTGCCCAGATGTACCTTCAAATTTGGGCAAACATTTACCCCAAACTTTACCTACGGGTTCCTCGGTATGTACTTTGTTAGCGAGGGACAAGGACGTGAAGTTGTCTACGGAACGTATACAAGTCAACCATGGACAGTTCGGACATAAATATCTGAGCATGTATGGAGGTGAGTATACATCTAAAACCGCACAGGATGGTACCTGTATGGGTTTAGTAATTCCGGAAGGACGAAATCCCGTTATCCTTGGTTTCCATATTGGAGGAAACAAGGACAATAGTTATGGGGTAATGATGACCGTTACGAAGGAAAGGGCAGAGCGTTTGAAGAAGATGCTATTTGCTTTGCCCGGTTTGAGACCGATTGCGCAGTCCACTGATTTGCCAGAAACCCAGTACGGTAAGCCGTTGCTGGCGAGTAAATCAGTGCATCCAAATGCACAGATGTTTATCGACAGAGATGAAAATTCTATTGTCGATGTTTATGGATCTACACATTTGCGCTCTGAGGCGAAGAGTCGAGTAATTAAGTCGATTCTTTCACCGAAGATCGAGGAACACTTCCACATTGTAAATCAATGGGGTGCTCCTCGTCTCAAACCAAATTGGAAAGCTTTTAATGCTACGCTACAACACATTATCAACCCGTCAAAAATGTTCTTGCCTTCATTGCTAGAACGTGCGCGACAGGATTGGTTGAAACCTATCTTGGAATTCGCAAAAGATTTGAATTCCATAGAAGGTATTGCTCCTTTAAGTGATAAGGAAATGGTGTTGGGTGTACCAGGAAAAAGATTCCTTGATGCCATTCCCATGAATACAGGAATGGGTTTTCCCGTTTTCGGACCAAAGAGTGAATGGTTCGAAGAGATACGGGATGGGGAAAAACTTGTGGACAGGATTCCCCATCCCATGGTAAAACAGGAGATGGATCGCATGATGGCATGCTGGAAGAGAGGTGAACGAGCCTATCCAGTGACTACAGCCACTTTGAAAGACGAGCCCACTCCACTGAACAAAGAAAAAGTTCGAGTGTTTCAAGCCTCGGCAGTTGCGTTTGGATTATGGATTAGAAAATTTTTCTTACCCATTTCCAGGATTTTTTCCTTATGCCCTTTGCTATCTGAGATGGCAGTGGGTGTTAACGCTTTTGGACCACAATGGAATGAATTGATGGCCCATGCTGAGAAGTATGCACCAGATCGAAAGATTCTGGCACTCGACTACAAAAAGTTCGATGTCCGCATGGGAGGAGACATGACGTACAAAGTATTGCAATGCTTCATTGACACAGCTCAACAGTGCAATTACACTGAAGAGCACATTTTTATTATGTGTATGATGGTTTTGGATATTATTCATCCATTAATTGATTATAACGGGACGTTGATCATGGTTTTTAACATGAACACGTCAGGTAATAATATTACCGTTTATATCAATAGCATTGCGGGAGCCCTATATTTGAGAATGGGTTTCTTTTATTGCTGCCCCGAAAAGGAAAGTTTTCGAGAGTGGGTAGCGGCAATGACATACGGCGACGATGAGACTGGAAGCGTACGTGAAGAAGTGCGCTCTCGCTTCAATTTCCGAACTTACAAGGAATTTTTGGCGAAGCATGGTGTTGATATCACCTTGCCCGACAAATCTGAAGACGAGTGTGATTTTCTGCTCATAGAGGAGGCAGATTTTCTTAAACGCCAGTCAAATTTTATCCCTGAAATTGGTACCCGTATTGGAAAGTTGACGGAAATGTCAATTTTCAAGTCACTTCATTGTAATTTGAAATCCAAAACGGAGACCCCCACCACGGTAGCAATTAGCTGTATTGAAACAGCCATGCATGAATGGTTTGCTCATGGACGTGAAGTCTATGAGGATCGCCAAAAGAAGATGCTCGCCGTGTGTGAAGAAATGGAGTTGCCGGTCCCAGCAGCCCATTACACATTTGATGAAAGAGTTCAAATGTGGAAAGAAAAATACGGGACCTCTGACCAGGTTGAAATTACTGGTTAGGGTTTGTAAATATGCATTGGATACCATAATTTGTGCAATAAAGGCTTTATATATTTACATAATTTCATTTGCGTTAGCGCGCTTGCATGTTGCACACTTGTAAAATAGTTTTATATTTCCTACATTTAATTTATATAAGGAGAACCTGAACTCAAAGCAGGCTCAACCAAGGAGTGCTTGGTCATACAATGGGGGCGAAGTAAGGCCCCAAGCGCAGGAATGTGCGGGATTCGATGATGATGACCAACCTATTTGTTGGTGGACTTTGATCGGATCAGTGGTTTCTTTCACTTTGTATGCAGTCTTAAGTGACTACTTACGAAAGAAGAAGAAACAACAACAGGAAGTTGACAGTAGCGCCTCTGTGGCGCAGTCAGATGTCACTCCACAATCGAATGAAATGCAATCGATGGGGGACGACGGCAAACACCAAACGGTGACTTTTGCCGATTCGGAACCTGGTTATGTGGATAATTCTGTTGCTTATGCTGATCCATCCCGATCAGATACTATGTTGCAAGATGTGTCATTGGAAAATTTTATGGCACGTCCAACGAAAATTGCTACGTTGAGTTGGGGAGTAGGTACTAACCTATCTACCCGATTTAACCCATGGAATCTGTTCTTTGGAGATTCACGAGTTATCAATCGTATTGCTAATTACAAACTTTTGCATTGCAATTTACATGTGAAGTTTTTGATCAGCGGTAACGGTTTTCATTATGGACGAGCGTTGGTTTCATACAACCCTCTTTCTGGTTATGATGAAATGACCATTAATAGGGCGTTTGTACAACAAGACGCAGTGGGTGCCACACAACGACCTCATGTGTGGTTGAACCCGACTTCATCGGAAGGAGCAGAGATGGTGCTTCCTTTCTTTTACCCTAAGAACCAATTCGATATCACTATTTCGGATTGGTTGGAAATGGGTGAAATTGATATTTATTCCATCCAAGGATTGAAACATGCAAACGGTGCCACTGACAGTGTCACGGTAACCGTTTTTGCGTGGGCAGAAGATTTGAAACTCGCAATGCCTACTGCTTTTGATCCTAGTACTATTTCGCCACAGTCTGATGAATATTCAGATAAACCAGTCTCTCGTGTAGCTGGTGCTGTGGCAAAAATGGCAGGTGCATTGACAAATGTACCAATGATAGCGCCCTTTGCTACTGCAACCCAAATTGGAGCAAATGCAGTGGGTGCCATCGCAACTTTGTTTGGTTACAGTTCTCCTGTGAAATTGGAGTTCGAAAATTCTCGTTTGATTGCCACGCCTTCATTGGCAGTGACGAATGATATGAGTGATGCACAAAAGCTCACTCTTGATTGCAAACAAGAATTGTCTATTGATCCCAAAATTTCAGGGATCGATCATGGGGATGAATTGGCCATCAAATATATTGCCGGAAAAGAGACCTTTTTGAGATCTTTCAATTGGAACGTGGGAACAACAGAAGATGCTCTGTTGTTCAATGCGATTGTTGACCCTGCTTTGCATGCAGATTTTGCAGGAGAGACCCATTTGACTGCCCCTGCGTTCGCGTCTTTGCCTTTTAAGTATTGGCGCGGATCCATGAAATTTCGTTTCATGATAGTAGCTTCAAACTACCATCGTGGACGACTTCGAATTGTGTATGATCCCGAGGGAACATCCAATTCTTCCGAATACAATACCGCTTATACATCAGTAGTGGATATTGCAGAGGAAATGGATTTTACGATGACAGTTGGATGGGGTCAGGATACCTCTTTCCGTGAACACATGGGTTTGAACGGAAATACAGGGCACTCTTCAACAACATTGGCTTATGCCGCAGCAGGATCTGCATACGGAAATGGAACAATTTCCGTATATGTTGTAAATGAGTTGACCGTTCCTAACACCACTGCGAACAATGACATTCAGATAAATGTCTTTGTTTCGATGTGCGACGACTTTGAACTGGCCGTTCCTACTGGACAGTTCATCAATAAGTTGCGCTTGACTACGTCAGCGCAGTTGGTGGAACCCGCTTCACGAGAGTTTGTTGAACCTCAGTCGGATGAAATGTCACCGACTAAGCCGGAAGGAGGAAATTTGGATCACAAGATGGCAGCAAATATCAGTTTGCAAGATGCAACATCACTAATTCATTTTGGTGAATCGATTGGATCATTTCGATCGTTGCTTAAGCGATACCAGTTAAGCGAATACTTTTATGTTGAAAACGCTGATACTGGCACGTATGTATATAATTTCTTGCGAAATCGTTTGCCCATCTTTCCTGGGTATTATGACGGCACTCCTCCAACTGATACGGGAGGAATAACACCCGTGAGTGTGAATTTGGCATCTGGAAATTACGTTTATTCCAGATTGCATCTTATTCAATACTTACGGGTTGCTTATGGCGGATATCGTGGTGGTATTCGCTACAAGCTTGACGCCACAGGTTTGACTCAGGGCATTAGTAACTCTTCTGCAATGATGATGAAAGTGGGGCGCACAGATTACATCACGGCTCCAGTCAATGCTTTGGCTCCCATGTTGGGATTCTCAGCAAATGACCGGAGAGTTCTTTTAGAACGTGATGCTTATACTCATGATTTGGATGGTGCAGCGATTGCGACACCACTGGTAAATCCAATTATGAGTTTTGAATTGCCCTACTATTCACGCTTTCGATTTTGTCCAGGCAAGTTGAGAGACGTTCTTGCTTTGGAGGATTCGAACATTTTTGAAGACCAATGGTGTCTTCAACTCATGGGTACCAATAGGGAAACTCACAACCCCATCCCTGTCTATGCGGCAGCGGCTGAGGATTTTACGTGTTTTTTCTATCTTGGTCCCCCTATCTTCTACGAAGAATCGGCTATACCGATCACGTAGAAGATTAAAACATTTTTGGAGACAGACACTCCGTTTAATTAAATGTGGCTTATGATTGAGCCAGCAGGAGAAATCAATCATGTGGAGACAGACACTCCGTTTAATTAAATGTAGCTTAGAATTGTGCTAGCAGGATAGAACAATCGCCGAAACTACTTCAGGAATGGCCCCTGGAACGGTTATCACGGTTAAATGATGATCGTCGACCGCAAGGTATGAGTTTAATATAGTACACAAATTTTTACTCTGACTTCGGTTGGAGGTTTTTATTGTGTGCCATAACTTCAGAACTTGCGGTTGGTAAGAAGTACTATTCGGTACAGAAGAAGGGGAGAAAATCCGTTGCACTTCTGTATCGTCTTACCCCAGGAGAAATCAAT